ACTAATCCGTGCAGAAGTGGTACGAAGCGCGCGCCCTCCCAGGGGCTCCCACATCAGCGGGGCGGCATGGCGCCGTCGCCGCATCTGACTGTTGCCCGTGCTGGCCGGGCTTCCTTGACCAGCAACAACAGGAGAACACAATGGTTGAATACCTCACTTTCGGTGAAGCGCTCGAGGCCCTCAAGGATGGAAAGCGTGTCTGTCGGGACGGCTGGAACGGCAAGGGCATGTGGCTCGTGCTCATCCACCCCGGGAACGCCATGCACACCAGCATGGCCGGTGCCTTCGACATGCAGCCATGCATCGGCATGAAGACCGCGCAGGGCGTGATGCAGCCCGGCTGGCTTGCCTCTCAGGCTGACATGCTGGCCGAGGACTGGATGGTTTTGGGCTGACCCTCACTCCCACCACGCCGTAGCCCCAGCACCGAGCCACACGCCGCCCGCTGCCGCCCCTGTGACGGCGAGGGGCAGCCCCACGCCCAGGGCCCACCGAAGCACCCGCTCCCGGCTCTCTACGTCGCTGTGAGCCGCCTGGAGGGCCCTGTAGCGCTCGTCAGCTGTGGCCCGGTCCAAGAGCCGCCCGTGACGCTCTGCGACCGCTGTGTCCTGCCAGTAGCGCACCAGGTCGGCCTGGCGTTCGTACCAGAGCACGGTCGAGGTAGGCAGCGCCATCCCATCACAGGGCGCGCCCCATGCCTCCCATCCGTCTTGGTTCGCGTAGATGGGCCACTCTCCGACCAGGGGCAGGCCCTCGGCTTCGTGGGGCGGGCTGGGGATGAGCGCGACCTCAGGGCAGCCGTCGTAGCTGTCGATCTCGGCTTGCTCCTCGGGCGTCCACTCAAGGAGCTCCGCGGGGGGATCGAGGGGCGGAAGGTCGTGCCAGTGCTGGGGAGGCTGGTGGGGGACGCAGGCGATGAGGAGGGGGAGCAGGGTCATCGCCTCCCCCTCAACACCCTCCGCAGCGCCCGCGCCCGCTCTGCCCTGTCCTCGATGGCCAGCACGCCGCGACGCTCCTCCTCGGTGGCCCCCAGGGCCTCGAGGCGCCTGTCGGCCTCCTCGTCCTCCTGTTCAGCGATGATGGCCGCCACGCTGACCTCCTCGGAGTCGTCGGGGATGATCGCGCGTTGCTTCCGGCGCCAGAGCCAGGAAAGCCCCGCGACGACGGCACAGGACAGGGTCAGGGCTCCGAGGGCGGTGAGGATGTGGATGGCTTCGGGCATGGTCAATACCCGCAACTCGGAATGCGGCCCATCATCGCCGCGGCCTGCCTCAGGGTCACGCGCGAAGATCTGCGCGCAACAGTGGCCCACTGGCTGTATGGGCGTGGTGAAGACGGGGGCTGGGCCTCGCTGATCTGCGCGGCCTTGTACCGCTCCCGGATCTCACGCTGCTTCTCGCGACGGGCCGCTCGCTTCTGGCGGGTGGATTCGCGCATCACGCCCCCGGCAGCCGCAGCTTGCTGAACTTCTCCAGCGTCTCCCCGCCGATGAACACGGCAGCCAGGATCAGCCAGTGCAGCGGATCGATCTTGTCCACCAGGAGCAGGCCCGAGCCGCCCAGCATGACCGCGAGCCGGCGCCAGGACAGCTGCTTGGACCGGCCGAGGAAGTAGTCGGCGGTGGACTTGAGGGCGTTGAGAAGCTTCTCCACGATGACCTCCAGGTCAGGACACGAGGCGGTAGCCGTCCGCCCGAGACCAGGTGAGCGCCTGCTGGCACTTGTGGGCAGGGCGAGACCCCACCAATGACAGGTGGATCCACCGCGGCGGATCCCCCTCGAGGATGAGCTGGCCGAACTTGAGCCCGCTCTCCAGGCGGATCCAGTCGAAGACGTCCACGAGCTCCACGCCCTGAACATGGAAGTCCGCAGCCTCGCCCTTCATGTGCTGGCTGGTAGCGGACCCCCCGATGTGGGCGTTCAGCTCCGGGCACCGGATCCCGCTGTGGACGAACACGGGCTGGCCGAAGTGGTCGCGGATGTGCTGCAGCATGGTGGCCACGCGCTTGAGCTCGGAGCGGTGCTCCCAGGCGAACGCGAGGTTCTGTTTCGCGAACTCGGTGTGGCCGGTGTAGGCGAGCTCTTCGATGGTGAAGTTGGGCTCGAGCCTGGACGGGCGGCCGAGAGACATGTCGGACTCGGTTGGGCTGGTCATAAACGCCTCCGTGCCCCACATGGTAGCACGCCCCACCCCGCCCCCGCACGTTCCCCTTGCACCTATCCGCAGGCGGTGGTATTTACATGGGGCGGCACCTTCACCCTGGCCGCAAGAGGAGAGAGGATGAAACCCCTTCGAGTCACCATCCCCACCAAGCACACTGCCCGCATCGACACCATCCGGCGGGCCATGGAGCGCGATCCAGACGAGGCTCGCGGGCAGATCATGCTCGGAGACGTGGTTCGCGAAGCCATGGTGATCGGCCTCGCCGCCATGGAGAAGCGGATCCCGGCGGTCACAGCCACCACGGCCAACGACAGCGACGGCCGCTACCGCGTCACCCTGCTCGACCATGGGCCGAAAAAGATCGCCTGCATCAAGGCGATCCGTGAACTGACCGGGCTAGGGCTCAAGGAGGCGAAGCAAGCCAGTGAGCAGGCTCCGATCACGCTGCTCACGACAGACGAGCGCGCCTTGGCGAACGAGTGGATCCGGCGCCTGCGCGAGACTGGCGCCTCGGCGGCGGTGTTCTGATGCCCCGCCCCCGCATCCTCCCCTCAGATTGCCCCTGGGCCTCGCTCGTCGAGGCGGGGCTGATCAGCAAGAGCCAGGCCAACAACTACCGGAACGGGCACGCGAAGCCCACCCCGATCGCCATCACGCACTTCCGCAGCATCGGCTACGAGGTCACCATCCAGGACGGTCGCGCCGTGTGCGAGCGGTGGCCGGGGATGGGTGGGGGGGGTGCCGAATGAGTGACCACCACCTGCTCGCGTCCGATCTACCGGGGGTACTGGAGGGCTGGTGCGGGCCTGTCCTCCTTCGCGACAGCCACGGCACGGAGGAAGGACACATCGAGAACGGGCGCTGCTGGACCGTCGAGAACGGGCGCAACGCCTGCCTCTGGTACACCGAGCACCCCGAAGTGTCTGTCCGCCTCGACCTCGCCCGCCCCGAAATCCAGCACCACATCTGCCTCACCTGGGGGCCGCGGGTGGACGAGCGGTGGCGCATGGAGTTGGGGCGATTCGGGATGGTGTACTTGAGTGGCATGTGTGGGACATGCTGCACGACCCCGCTCGACTACAAGAGCACCACCATGGACAGGGATGACTACATGCAAGAGCGCATCCGCGCCCACTGGCTCTCCCTCCTCGGCAACCCAGCCGCCATCGCCGTCGAGTGCCGGGCGGTGGTCGAGGGGGTGCAAGATGAGGGGTGACGAGCTCGATAGGTGCCCGTACTGCGGAGAGGAACGCCCGTGCGGGTGTCCAAACGCCGAGATCGACAGGCTCCGCGCGAGGCTTGCCGGTCTCGAGGATCAGTTGGACCACTGGAGTGAGCGTGCGACGAAGGCGGAATCTGAACTGGACGCGATACGCAGCGTCATGAGGAAACTGTTCAGGTTCATGGAGTCGAACCGATGACCCTCACCCAACTCACCCTTTCCCGCGCCCTCGTCGCCCGCGGGTACTACGCCCGGAAGTGCGCAGGCCGTCAGTCCTGACTGTTGATCCGCCCCACGGCACCGCTCATCGCGCTCCGGGCCGCCTCTCGGCCTCGGCCATGGTGGACGGAGCTGTGGTCATGGAGCCTGTCGCTGTAGGCGTCGAGGCGGCTGTCCAAGCGCTGTAGAGCGCTCTTGACCTCTTGCCACTGCGCTGCGATGGCATCTCGGAGCGCCTTGTCCCTGGCGTCGTCGGCTTTGGCTCGCTCCTCCGCTGCGGCCTCGAGCGCGGCGAGTTTGCCCGGACCCGTGCTTGCGCAGCCCTCCACGGCCTGGATGCGCCGCTCGTGCGCCTCGATGCGCCCGTGGAGCTTGCCTGCCGAGAACGCCCAGCCAAGCAGCGTGACGAGGGACACCCCGCCAGCGCCCCAGGCGACAGGACCGGCCACGGTCTGCGCTTGCTCGGCCACAGGGCCGGCCAGCACAGGGCAGGCCCAGACCACTGCCGCGACGATGGCGACGAGAGCACTGAGAGAGACGGCTGCTTCGAGGCGGGGAGAGGGCATCAGCTGCTCCAGCGGTACCAGACCGCGACATCGGGCCAGTTCAGAGTGACCGTCGGAGAAGTTCCCTGCTGGGTCACGTACAGGCCCAGCTTCACCGTGGTGAACGTGCCGCCGCTCACCAGTTCGGTCGCGGTGTAGCGCCGTGTGACGCTGCTGCTGCAGCGCGCGGTGGCTCCATCCGAGGTGGTACCCTCGTTGACGAACGCGACGCTGAGCAGCGCTTGTAGGTCCGTCGAGCCCATCGCCGTTCCGGTGGCGGTGTTGCCCGAGCCCACGCGGTTGACGGTAGAGCCACGGTTGAAGCCAGAGGTGTTTTTCGTGATCGCGGTGTGAAAGCCCTCGGTGCTGGCAAGAGGCGTCGCGGGGAACACCACGATGCCGAGGGAGGAGTTTGCGGGGGAGGGGTTCTCCGGCGCGTCTCCGCAGTCCAGCCGGACGTCCAGGCAGCGGCCAGCGACGGCGCCGATGTCCACGTACCGCACCCCGCAGTCGGCGGTGGCGTCAATGTAGCCATGCACCTGCGCGACCTGGATCGTGGCTGGGTGAGACCAGTCGGTGCCACCGCCGAACATGGAGGCGTACAGGGATGTACCCGATGGAAGGTCGAGAAGGAACCAGCCGACGGGGCCGGCGAATGTCACGACATGCACCGCCGTCACGTAGCCCGAGCCGTCCACCTCCTCGATATAGTGGTCGCCGGCCATGGGGTAATCGGAGGTGTCTCCGTCGCCGTCGGTCAGGTGAGCGCTCTGGTCGCTGCCGTCTGGGGCGGTCCAGGTCCAGGTTGTTCCGCCGCCGCTAGTGCTGGTGAACGATCCCGGGGCGCTCTGGGCCGTTGTTTGGGGTGTGACCTCGTAGCCGCCGCCGTCTCCGAATCCTGGAACCTGTGGGGTGATCGCCGCGGTCATGGGCTACCTCCCGGCGCAGGTGAACGCGCTCACGCTCGCGGTGATGGTGTTGGCGTCGGGAACGATCTTCACGTAGAGCCTCTGCGCGGCGTTGACCAGGAAGCCGGGCCGCGCGTTGGGGCTGATCCGGTCAGCGAAGACACCGCCAGCGATGTTGATCGTGGCGCTGGTCACGAGGACCAACTTGGACGCGCCAGGGGTCGCGCCGCTGTCACGGAACAGGTAGACGGTGACGCTCGAGGACCCAGAGCCGCCGTCGTCGGTGCCCTGGACTTCGATACTGTCCACGTATCTGGACGCGCCGACAGCGGGAGCCACGCTCGGGGTCAATGTGATGTCCGCGGTGCCGTCGTAGCCGGTGGTCGCCGTCCCGGACCACTCGATCAGGTCGTCCTTGGCGATGATGGTGTCCTGCTTGGCCTCGGTTGCGGGCGCGGCGATGAGCTTCGAGACCACGGCCTGGATCGCGGACTCGGTGTCGCCGCCGGACTCGAGCGCGGTCTTGATGTCGTCGAGCCTGGACGCTGAGTAGCCTCCCGACGTCAGGGCGTTGGCGATGGTGTTGAGCCTGGAGCCAGAGTAGCCGCCAGCGTCGAGAAGGCCCTGGATCGCCGTCTCGATTACGATCTGATCGTCCTGCTTGGCCTCGGTCGCCGCCCCTGCTGGCAGGGCAGAGCCCTTTACGTTGACGCTAGCGTATCCGTTGGAGTCGCCGTGCAAGGCCTGGAAGTCGGAACCGTCCCAGAGGAACGTGTAGGAGCCCATCGAGGGGCCGCTGGTGGGGGTGGTGGGCTTGTTGGCCATGGTGGTCTCCTATGGCTCCGATAGTATCACGAGATCAGCGTAGCAGACACCGCCGAGCCAACCAGCCCGCCGGACGTATGCGACGCGAGAAGAGAGCGAGTAACGGTCAGAAGTCAAGGACACGCACATGCCTGGCTCGAAGGCTGCAAAGTGTCCGCGGTGGTGGAGCCCGTCCGAGACGACACGCAGCACCCTGGCAGGTTGCGAATTCACACGCGACCACCAGGAAAGGATCCGATCCGCGCTCCGGTCGGCGTATACCATGTCCGTGGTGGTGACCTGCTCGCGCGCAAGGTAAGCGGATCCGCGCCTCGAGCCATAGCGCTGCTGGGCTCTGGCCAGGTGCAGACTGATGGTCTCTCGCGCGGTCTCACGCGCGGTCTTTCCGTGCCAGGTCGCGCGCCTGCGGTAGGTGCCACCGTAAAGCCCGCTGGCGTAGTCGAGCACATGACGTGACAGCGGGTCTCCGTCGTTCTTGATCGGGCCGCTGATAGTGCAATCGAGGCCGTCTGTCAGCCTCGCGTCCGCTGTGTAGCTGGTCGCATTCAGGCGCCACAGCACGGGATAGACGCCGTTCGGGCCGGCGACCCAGGAGCAGGGCAGGAGCGGGAACACGTTGTCCACCAGCCACGCCCACGGCTCGCAGGGCTGATCCCAGAATCCCGCGAGTTTGTAGCGGTCGAGGACGGCGAGCGCGCTGGTGGTCCGGCGCCAGTCCACTGTCACGTCGGAGCGCTCGAGAGCCCAGCGGATCAACTCTCCGGCACCCGTAACACCGCCTGTATAGGTATTGTTCGGCACGCCTCCGCACGGGCTGCGGATCGCTGCGTAGTAGTTGCGCCCGACCTGGAAGCCTCCACCAGACGGGAAGACCTCTGTCGTTCCGTTTGCCCATGCAAGGGTACACTTCTGCCCGAGCGCATCAATGAAGTAGTGCATTGAGCACTCGAGGCTTTCTGGCGGAACCGTCGCGGGTGTCGTCCCTGTGTCAACGAAGACCTTGATCCGGCCCTTGTTCGTTCCCTCGCCCGGGTAGAGCCAGCCATACGACAAGAACAGGAACTGGAACGGAGCGGCGCCGAATGGAGTCGTCGCCCAGTCGGCTACCCTGCCCCACGGGACATATGCCTGCCGCCCTTGAATAGCGGTGTTGAAGCCGACCGGAATCGCCGGCACCGCCGTCACGTCTGCCGGACTTCCGCCTGATGTAATCTCCCCAGCAGAGCCGAACACCGTCGGGTAGGCATCGCCGTCGTTCTTTGCGTCAAAGTACCTATTCGACGTCGCGTCTCCCCACGTATCGTCGTTGACAGTCGCCTCGCTTGGCGGCCACGTTCCCGGCAACTCAGCGGGGTCGTCTGCGGTCACCTTGAGCCGGATCGGCTTGCCTTCGAAGCCGTCGCTATCGATCTCCACCGGCCCGGTAAGGTAGATGCGAGCCTGACCGTATTCGTTGCCCTCGACGATCTGCGCGACCGTGGCCCGGATCTCGCTCGGGTCGTGAAACTCTGCCACGAGCGACGCGATATCGGCATCCGGCAGGACGTCGAATGTTTGGCTCTGCGGCTCGTTCTCCCCGCTCTGGCCGCTTTCCTGGTACAGGTCGATGCCTGCGAGGCCGCCGCGATAGAGGCGCGTCACCCCGTCCCACTCTTCGACATCGATGGGCCTGCTGGACAGGCGCCAAACCCGGCCCGCGTACTCCAGTCGGAGCAGCGTTACCGGGGCAACGTCTAGGTTCTGGGAAGGGGCCGGCACTACACGATCTCCCTGAACACAAGCTCTTGAATACGGGCCTGTTCGTCATACTCCTCATCGCCCCGGACGTTGTCGAGGTCCGCGGAGCTGACGATGCGCGCCAGGAACGAGCCTGCAGCCCAGTGATCAGCGCGACCAGATCCAGACTCGTCCACGCGCGGGACGACAACGACAGGGGTAAGCGCGCCCTTGAGCGCGCGGAGCTGATCGCTGACCTCGTTCGGCGTGTCGTGCCGGAACGCGAGCGGCTGACCAGCTGTTTTCGCCGCCATGAAGCCCGGGTCGCTCTGGGTCAGGGTGTCGTACATCGGCACTCCCTCGGCCCAGGACCATGTCAGTTCGCGGCGTGTTGGCTGGCGCTGGTATGGGATGTCCGTCCCGTCTTCTGCTGTGGTCAACTCGACGTCTACCTCGGTGGTCAGGCGCCTACCGTGGCTCGGGCTCCATCCGAACGCCCAGACAGGGCCGGCGGCGAATGTCGCGATCTCGTAGTAGGTCTCAGGCGGATACTTCGGCGGGCTGTATGGGCCAGGCGCAAGCGACTCCAGAGGGGCCCGGATCTGAATCGCCTTGAGGCGCGTTGACAGGGTCTCGAGGTCGATGATCAGCAACGCGCGCCGAGGGTAGATGCGCAGGACAGGGGTCGCGGTAAATGCCGACGCGTCCCGGTCGAGGAGCAGGCGCAAGGGCAGAGATGTGCCAGACGACGTGTCCATGTGCCCGGGGCTGTTCTCGAGCACACGAGCCTGTGCGGTGACGAAGCCGCCGACGATCTCTTCGGCGAGGCAGCCCACGAGCTCATCGCGGCGAATGACAGCGCTATTGCTCCCGGTCCCGGACGTCAGCACGAGCGAGTCGCCGTGACGCGCGAAGGTGGCCGACCAGTATCCGAGCGTGGCCGCGAGGTTGTAGCCGCCGCCGTAGTCGAGGTAAATGCTTGGCTGGCCGAAGTTGAGGCCATCCATCAGCACCCCGAGCCGGATCGACCCGATGTTCTCGTCGCTGGTTGCGCGCTGCCAGGTCCAGCGGATCGTGTGGTCGTTGTATCCGATGGCCGTGGTCGTTCGGTGAACGTGCCTCGGTGATGGGCTCACGGTCGGCAGCATGGCACCTGGCGGATAGTCGGCCGTCACCTCGATGTCCCACTCGTCGCCGGTTGCTGCAGGCCCGGTGACGGCGGACAATTTCACGCCCTTGCCGGCCCACGACGGAGACTCGATCAGGTTGCGCCCGAACTTGAGCCGGTCGGGCTGGCTGGAGAGGTTTAGACCCGCGAATGCGCCAGCGCAGAACGCCCACCAGTCGAGGTATGCTGTTGACAGGCCCTGCGTCTCCATCCGCACGAGGTTGTTGCCGCCGCCGCCGCCGTTGACAAGCGTGCTCGAGGCGCCAACAAGCGTCCAGTCGCGGTCCTCGTCCGAGAGCAGGTAGTCGGTTGATAGCGAGGAGTTGTCGCCCCTGACCCAGCATTCGCCGCCTGCGCTGTTCAGTGCGAGACGAATCACGACGCGCTGGCTGTTGTGAGTGATCGTGCTGCCGAACTGGGTCCCGCCCGCGTTGTTCAGGTCCCAGATCGTGACCTGGGTGGAGGTCACGCGCGCCTCGATATAGTAGTCGTTCGCGGCCCCGTCGCTGATGCGCAGGATGACGTGGTGAGACCCGCTGTCCACCTCGCAGGCGTTTTCGAAGATCGCTCCCTCTGCGACGGTGGCGGTGAAGATGTAGCTGTCACGGACAGTCGTACCCGCGCCACCCGTGTTGACGACGCGGCTGTTCGTCAAAGTCTGGGAGGCCCCGGCGCCCGTGACGTTGGTCCATAGGCCCTCGCTGGGGAGATGTGTGCCGCACCCGGTCGCGTCCCAGGCCACACGCGTCTGTGGTGACATGGTCTGGGACAGGGGCGGCATCGGTACTGTCTGCCACCCGCCGAGGCAGAGCTCGCCGATGTGGTTCTGACCGACTCCAGCGCGGTCCCAGTTGAAGACGATGATCCCACGCCCGCGCTGGTGGACCCCTACGAATTCAGTCAGCTGGTTGTCCGGGTCCACGAACAACAGCCCAGGAGCGCCGGTGTTCCACCAGACAGATCCGTTGTAGCCAGGGGCTGGGTAGGTCTGGTGATCGCCCATCACGGTCCAGGAGTCGGCGCCGTCCGTGCTGCGAATGATGGGGTGCGCTCCGTCGTCGGCGCCTGTGCAGTGCCGGCCGGCGCAGTAAAGCACCTGGAGGTCATCCGTCCAGAGCGCCATTTCGCCCTCGGAGATGTACTGATCCTGTGGTGAGCCGGGGTTGACGTAGACGCCCCAGTTTTGCGCGCTGCTGAGCGCCGATGGGCTGCTGTCGTCGCTGCCTGACGTCCACGGATACCAGGCGGTAGCGAGGCGCCGGAACGCCGGAACGACACTGCTCGTGCCGCTGTCGTAGATGAGGCGACCGAGCACGAACTCGCCGCGCCACGTCGTCAGGTCGATCCACGCTCCGGCGTTGTCGAAGTCGCTGCCGTCGCTGGTGACGATGTGCGTGAACGACCCGCCGCCGTCCTTGCTCGCCCACTGCACGATCCTGTCGCGCTCGATGTCGCCGCTCGAGTCCGTGTAGCGCACATGCCCTACGAGCAGAACCTGACCATTCAGGTACGCGGCTCTGATCCGGTATCGCTGCGTAACGCTGCTGGTGTCGAAGTCCTCGCGCAGAACCACGCCGTCGTCTACCCATGTGGCTCCGCGGTCGTCGCTGTGGTGCGCTCGGATCTGGGTCCCGCTCTGGCTCCAGTGGTACAGCATGAGCCGGTAGCCATCGACCCGAGGAATCACACACATGCAAGGATAAGTATTACCCGCGGACAGCGTGTGAACGGTGACCTCGGTGCCCCACAAGCCGTCGTCCGGCTCCCTGGTGCGGCTGTAGATGGTCGCGCCGCCGACTGCGGTGTAGCATGCAACCACGTAGTCATCCGGGAGCGTGACGGCGTGCGGGTTGATCCTGGTGTTCGTGTCCTCTACTGGCTGCCAGGACGACATCGGCACAGGCAGGTCGCATCCCCGATACTTCGTGGCACCGTCGCCGTCCTTGCGCCACAGGTAGGACATCTCGTCAACTATGGGCAGGCCCCGGCGGTTGCAAAGAATGTCGAGATCGTCCGTCTGCTCTCCTGACGCGCGCAGGGCCATGTCCGTGCTTTGGGCGGGCACGGCGATGCCGGTTCGCGGCGCGGCGCTGCTAATTCCAGTGACCCTGGTTCCGCCCGAGTCATAGATCCCGCTTTCGTCGGCATCGAAGGTCAGGTAAGGGTCGGGGCGGATGATTCCGCGCCAGCGCTCTGGAACGTAGCGAACTCCCATCAGATACTCCGGTATTTGACGCTGCGTCCCACGCGGCCGGCACGGCGGGTGATCTGCGCTTGGGTCGGGCCGCCACGCTTGACGCGCTTTGCGATGACGATGTCGGTCTGCTTGCCGTCTACGTAGTTCTCGAACACCATCATGCCGCCCATGTCGTCGCCTGTGCGGCCCTGTGGGACAACCTGGAGCTGTTCGCGGGTGTGGACCTCTGCGGAGACCAGGGCTCCGTCTGGGTCAGCGTAGGCGCTCCTCACGGTGCCGCCGCCATATAGGGACGGGGGAGGGACGGCTGCGATTGCTGCGAAGTTGGCGGCACCCTGTGCCGCGGCGATGGCCATCGGAATCGCGTTGTAGGGAGGCGGCGCGCTCGCGGATGCCTCGGAAACACCGAGGTAGGTGTTCAGCGCTGCCTGAGCAAGCGCTCCGGCGCGCTGCGCCTTCCACGCGCCCATCTCGGTAGCAGACGCGGCGCCCGCGATGCTGTCGTAAATGGAAAACGCGGCGTCTGCGGCTTGCTGTTGGTAGCCGATCCGGGTCAGGGTTTCCTCGCGGGCCGCGCGAGCCGCTTCCTCTGATGCCTTCTTGGCGGCTTCGGTCTCTGCGTGACGCTGCTCGAGGTACTTCTGATGGGCTTCGTCGCGAAGTGTGGTCAGGTCCCGATCTCGCCTGGCAATAACCTCAGCGGCTGCGGCGTCTGCAGCAAGCCACTCCTTGCTTCCCTCTTCGTAGGCGTCCATGATGTCGAGCAGCGCGTCGTATCGCTGTTGGTAGGCGTCGCGGATCCGCTGTTCGTCTGACACGAGATCGGAGGTCGCCTTCTTGCTGATGGCCGCGATCTCCTCGAGTGCCTTCTTCGACTGGTCGGTATTGTCCCCACCCGGGCCCGTGCCGGGGCCGCCGCCGGGGCTAATGGCAAGCGGCGTGCCCTTGGTAGCAGCGTCCCAGTCGGCGTTGAACTGCTGGACGGTCGAGCGAAGGTCCTCGAGAAAGTTGGTGTCCGCGTCTTCCTTGAGCTGTTTTTGCCACTCGCTCATCGCTGCGGCCGGGCCGTCTTCGATCAGCCTGTCGAGAACAGCGATATTCGATGTAATGTCGTCGAAGTACTCTCGCGCGAAGAGGCTCGCTGCTGTCCATGTGGTGACCAGCGTGCCAGCCACATTCTTCGTGACAGACCCGAGCTCGCCCGTGCCCGTGACGATTTCTGCGAGATCGCCCTTGATGCCGCTCCAGACCATCCCCAAAGCCGCGAACTCGCGCTGATTGCGCGCTGCCACCTCTGCCGCTTCCGGGCCGACATCGACACCCCAGCGCTCTGCAAAGTGGATGTAGGCGTCGAGTTGATCGGCCCCGCCTGCCAGCGCCTGCACCATCTTGCCGCCGCTGCGACCGAAGATGTCCGCGGCCCTCGCGGCGCGCGTGGTCGGATCCTCGATGCGGCCAAGTTGCTCGACGATGTCACGAAGCACATCGTCTGCTGAGCGCATGTCTCCGTTGAGGTCGTGGGTCTCGACGCCGAGCTTTGCAAACGCGTCGATCTGCCTCTTGCTGCCGGCCTCGACGTCTGCAAGCAGCTTCGGGACCTTTTCTACGACCTTCACCCATGACGAGAACTCTTGACCGCTACCCTCCGCGGCAAGCTTCAGGCCCTGCAGTGTGGTGTTCGTCAAGCCCGTGCGGGTGGCTGCGTCGGTGATCTCGTTCTTGTAGTCGATGATCTCTTTCGTGAGGTCCGCGACGGCGGTGAGGGCCTGCTTGGCAAAAGCGGCAATCGCTGTCACAGAGATCGCCGTAAACGCGGCCTTCCACGCCTTCGACGACTTCTTCGCGGCCCTGGCCTGGTTCTTCGCCATCTCGTCCGCGCGCTTTTTGTCGGCGCGGGCCATCTTGATACCCTCTCTGGCCGCCTGCTTTTCGGTAAGCCCGAGCTGCTTGACGAGTTGGGCCTGGTACTTTTGCGCGTTGAGGATCAGGTCGAGTTGTGCTGTAGCCATCGTTAGATCCTCGCCACCTTGACCGCGGTTCCGATCTTGGCCGGTACCTCGTTCCAGCGCTTGCGGGCGTCCTGCCATGCGCCACGGGTGTGGCCGACGAAGGTGTACTCAGCGCCGCTGATGAATCGGACCTCGAGGCCCGCTGCGGCACGGCCCCAAACCAGTGACAAGGCTGCACGGCTGGCCCCGGAGTAGACCGGCCAGTTGTCCCAGATGTCGGAAGCCGCCCCCGCTACCATCACGTCGGTTTCGCGGATAACAGCGCGCATGAATGGGTCCGTGACTACGGTGAGCGCCTCGGCGAGGCCTGCGACGTCGAGAGGCGTCTTCCCCTGGACGTGGCGCCCTTTGTTTGTGCGGTACGAGACTTGCGCGACGCCGCTTTGCTCGACGTTTTTCGCCTCGTTGATCTCCCGACGGCGACCCCATGCGAGCAGGCGATCCCGAGCCTTTACGGCCTGGAGCTTGTTTTCCTCTGTGGCCGAAAAGCCGCCCAACTGACCCCAGGCCCGGCGCAGCCTTGCGCCCTGGCCAGCAGACCACGCGTCCCGCTTCTTGCGAAACTCGAGGGTCTGTGGAATCTTCTGGGCGATGGTCGGCATGTGCTACCTGCGTGAATGGAGGAGCGGGCACGCACGGGAATCTCGCTCCGACAAAGCCCAGAGCGCCGCCCGCTCCTCCGAGGTGTATCCGCCCTCCGTTTCCGACAGCAGCCAACGGAGCGCGTTGCCCTCGTAGCGGGCGGAGATCATCATCCCGTGCCCGATCCCGGAGGCGTCGAGGATTCCCCCAACTGGGTCACCTCGTCTGCGGTCGGAATCAGGCCAAGCTCGCGAACCCTCTTGAAGCCAGCGGTGATCCACTCGTCGGCAGTCTTCAGCAGTTCTGCCGGAGCGCAGCCTTGCTCTACCAGCCAGCTGTAGACCATCTGCCCGTACAGCGCGTACTGCATGCCTTGTGGGCGGTGTGGGGGCTTGATGCCGCCTTTGATGGACAGGCCGAGGTAGGCAAAGTCCAGCATCCACCGCTCGACAGGGTGCTCGTTGTAGGTCGAAAGGATCCCCTGCGCGAACAGCACATGCGGATGCTGCAGGGTTGCGGTCTGTTGGCCGATGCGGAGCGAGTTCATCGGGGCCTCCGTTTAGGTGAGCAAGACGGGGTTGTTGGCGCTGCCGTCGCGGTAGCAGGTGAAGGACAGCGACAGGGTGTTTCCGTCGTTGGCCGCGGCGTAGTCGCTGACGAAGCGCGCGTTGTTGACGGTGAAGGTGTCCACGCCACCGCCGGGGTAGGTCACGGTCACGACGATCTTGAGCATCCAGACGCGGCCCTCGGGGTCGGTCGTGACGTCGGCGGCCACCGCGCCCTGGTGCAGAAGCATGTCACCGATTTTTTGCGACACTGCGTCGGTGAGGCGCCCGTCGTGCTTGATCGTGACGGTCATGGTCGGGAAGACGTCGTCGCCCTCCACCGCGCCCACGTAGGTCCCGCGGTCCAGGACCGGGACAGCCTCGGTGAAGTCTGCCTCGAGCCCCGAGAAGTTGACGTCGCCTTCATAGGTGTCGAGGGTGTACTGCGTAGCGCTGCCGGTCTCGAGGACGACGGCGATCATCTTGCGGGTGGTGATAGCCATGTCAGGCTCCCAGGGTGTCGAAGTAGAGGATCGGGATTCGGACGTGGCCCATGTGCCAGTCCACAGTCATGGGCATCACGCGGAATGCGGTCAGGCCCTCATCTGTCAGGGTGGTGATCTCTGCAATGCTCGAGTCTGCGTCTGCGAGCACGTACCAGAGATGGCGTGTCCCGGCGAGTGCCTGGCGGAACGAGTTGATCGCAGCGCCTGTGCCGTCTTCGGTCTCGCCGCGGGTCTGGATCATGAACATCGCATAGGCGTCGATGGTGGCGCGCATCTGCAGGCGAGACCCAACAGCGGACACGGGGCCGACCTCGCGGGCTTCGATGTAGTACATCAGATGCTTGAGGCCCGCGATGTCTTCCGGGATCAGGTCCGGCGCGAAGGGCTCATAGGCGGCGTTCCAGGCGTCCGTGGTCAGCTGCTTGTACTCCTCCAGCGCCGCCGTCCCGCTTACGAGAGCGTTAAGCGCTGAAAGCAGCTGATCGGGCCGGAACGTGGTCATACCTACGCGCTGTCTCCGATTGCGGTGACCTGGATGGTGACGGTTTCGGCGCCGCCCTCCTCGTTGATCAGGATCTCGTCCGCGGAGCCGCCTGTGACGATGGCGCCGTTGTAAGAGACGAAGATGTAGCAGTCGTCGTCTGTCGCGAAGGTCTGCGTCTTGTCGCCGACCGCGGCCAGGTGCAGAATCCCGGAGGCCGGGATCTCGACGCTGAACGAGCCGTCGCCGTCGGTCTTGCGAACCATCAGGGCCTTGAGTCTAACCATGGCGACCGCAGAGCCGTCTGCCTGCTCGAGGCCGCCTCCGGTGGCCAGATCGAGCGTGAGGGTTCCGCCAGCCGCGATTACGTGGCCCTTGTCGTACACCACATCCGCCTGTCCGTCGCCGGTCCCGTTCGGCCAGGTGCGCTCGCTCTTGTTCTCGGTGCGAGAGCCGCCGATGAGCGGGGCGGTGAAGTTGGGGGCGTCCGTGAGGCTGAGTAGGGTGCGGGAACGATGGGTGATGGCCATCAGGTCCTCCGGTAGTATGCCCCGGTCGAGCCGAGGACGAGCACGGGAATGGGGGCACGGCGAACAGGATCACGCCCGTTTTCGGCGCGGTCATAGTCGAATGAAAGGTCTCGCCACATCGCGAGGAAGCGCCCGCGATGCGTCTTGGACAGGCCCAGCCAGTCGCGGTCGCTACTGCGCTGGCTCATGCCGATGTCTTCCAGAATGTTCGATAGCGTGAGCTCGCGGTGGACGTCGAGGAATGCGCTTGGGTCAGTGATGAGCCATGGGCGGCGCTCGAGCTTGAACAGTTCACGCTGAATCTCATCCCACGCCGAATCGATGAAGTCCTGCCAGGACGTCTCTCCGGTCGCGAGGTAGCGGTTCAGGTTGGTGTACCTGCCCTCAGTAAGGTCGAGGCTGGTCAGCACCGGGTACAGCTTCCGGAGCACGAGCGCGGCGCGGTTGTCCGGCTTGTACTCACGACTGTCCGCCATCGTGAGCGTCCACACCACCTTCCAGTCGGCCGAGAGGTCGAGGCTGGTGGTGTCGGCGGCATCGAGCGTGAAGGTGGCCAGGTCGTCCGTGACGGTGATCGACCCGGTCTTGATGGTGTTCCGGCTCGCGTCGTAGACAGTGCATGTCCCGGAAACCGGGGCGACACGGGACCCATCCGATCGCGCCTCGACAAACAGCACCTGATCCGCGGCCCGTTCAATGACGTCAGGGCCGGCAAATCGGAAGCTATAGCGGGTGGATCGGATGGGCATCTGTCACCTACTACGAGAACGCATGCGTGTGGCCGGCGTCGGTGTAGGTGGTGGCGCAACGGTAGGCCACGAGGTAGTCGTTGGTGCCATCCAACGGATCGTCGGTGACGGAGACGAGGCCCGCGGGGGAGATGGAGCTCGAGCCCATCACGGTGCCAGCGGACAACTCCTTGGTCGCCACAAGCGCGGCGGATCCGAAGATCGGGACCGCCAGCGCAAGGCCGGTCTGCACGGTGGCTGTGCCGGCGCTGTGGGTGCCAAGGTTGCGGACGCGGGTGATGTAGATCCACCCCTCGACGCCCTGGACGGTCGCGCCAGGGACCGCGGTGATGGTCTCGGTCGCAACGTTTCCGTTGGTCTTGAGCCCGGTGATCTCGATGTCGCCACCGTCCCAGTCCGGACCAGCGCTGAACACAACCTGTGCGTTCTGGCCTCCGCGGCCACTGTCGGAGGTGTCAGGCTGGGTAATGTTGCCCCATGTGCTCTCGTCCACATCGCCCGCCAGCGGGGCCACGATGTTGGCGGGGGCTTTGGGGTTGGTGAATCGCTCGACACGGAACGCGGGGGTATCCTCGGTGACGCTTGCGGTGGAACTGTCCGAGGTGTTTACGGAAAGCACGCCCGCGGTCGCGGTCAGGCCGGTGCCTGCCTGCGCGGTGGCGAGAGATGCGAGCGTGTCACGCCTCGAGGCGCTGCCGTCGCTGACATCCTCGAAGGTGATGTAGTCGGTGGCGACGTCCAGCGTGGTCGCGGTCAGATCGCCCAGGTCGAAGTCGAAGGTGCCGACGTTGTTGTTGATGCCGTCGCCGGCCATCTGAGTCGCCACGTCGTCGAAGGTGGTTTTCTTGGACGCGTTGGAGTCGCTGGCGTCGATGAAGGCCAGCGAGTCGGCTGCCACATCGAGCGTGGTGTTGGTGAGTTCGGTCAGCGTGATCCCAAGCACGCCAGCGGTGGCGGCCAGGCCCTCGCCCGCGATGCTGGTAGCGTAGTCCGCAGCCGATTCCTTCTTGCTAGAGTTGCTGTCGTCCGCGTCGATGAAGACGATGGAGTCTGCGGCTGGGTCGAGCACACCGGAAGAGAGCAGGTTGAGATCTACGGCGCCTGCGTCGATCGCTGACCAGTTGGTTCCACCGTCAACGGTCAGATAGGCGAACCCGTCGGTGCTCGAGGCGTCCTGTCGGTAGTAGATGGCCGCCTGGCTAGTGGCAAGAGTCTTGCCGCCGACGGTCGCCCCGGAGGGCGCTCCGTTGCCGGCCAGAACCATGACCTCGGCGTCGAGCACGGAACTGGTAGAGGTTCGGAGGGCGATGCCCAGGGTACGGGTGCCGGGTCGGTTGTCGCTCATGGCTCAGTCTCCTGACTCAACCCTTGCGGATTCAGCCGTTGAGCGGAAGGCAGCGATGTCGTCAGGACTAGCGCTTGCCCCCCTTGTTAGTGTTCTTGCCCTTGTTGGGCGCTTCGGTTTCGGTCTCGTCTGCGCCCGGTCGCATGTTCGCGGGCAGGAGCGAGATCAGGTAGGTCTTTCGGCGCTGCGCCTTCTGATCGTAGGGCGGGCGCGTGTCGAGGTAGTCGAGCTCTGCGCGGATGCCGCGAAGGGCGTCGTCGATCACCGCAGAGTTGAGGTTGGAGTCCTCGGGGTACAGCAGGCCGTGGCACAGCTCCAGGAACTTCACGTATCCGTCCTTGTCGCGCTTCCACTTCGGTTTCCCGCCGATCTTTTCGAAGGACTCCCACACGGTGGTGTGGTGCGCGTGCTTGCTGCCGATCCGCTTGTGAGCGCGACAGTAGCCCTTGACCTCCTCACCGAACGCTTCGACGATGATGTCGGTCGGAACAGGGCGTCGGCCCCATTCCTCCTGCTGGCGGATCATGGTGTGAAGCTCGCCCTTCGGCCCGATGTGGCCGACGCCAGGGCGAATCAGGATCTTGTGCAGGCGCGGAAGAAAGCGACCGTCGATCAGTTGGTAGTCGCCGTGACCGATGAAGAACACGAACGGCCCGGACGGGTTCCTGACATCGGTCTTGGTCAGGCGCTCCTCTTCGGACGGACGGCGCCCTGAGAGGTCGATCTGGAAGGTGTTGACGTCTGCGGGTTGGTTGCCAGCATCGGAGCGGGGCTTGATAGCCATGCGGGCCTCGGTGGTTGGGGGTGAGGATGGGCCCCGGGGCGTAGAGGAGGGAACGCCCCGGGGCGGTGGCGGATTAGACCGCGGAGATCACTTCGGTAGCCGCGCCGTTCTGGGCGATGGCGGCGGCCGAGTAGCCGGTGGTCACAACGGCGGTCTTGTCCTTGCGGGCGTAGCGGTCGAGCTCGGCACGCATCCAGCCCATCTGCATGGCGTTGACCACGCTGGGATCGGGCACGGGGGCGCGGGTGAGCATGCCGAAGGCCTCGGGGCCGAAGACGCAGCCGGAGTAGTCGGCGCCACCACCGACGGTGGTGATGATGCTGGAGTCGGCGGTGAAGATGTCGAGGTCGCCGTTGAGGAAGCGGCCCTTGTAGCTGTAGCCCTGGGAGCCGCCCATGAAGCCGCGCATCTCGGGCTGGTGTTCGATGGCGCCGCCGAGGGTGAGCGCGTCACCGGAGACGTCCTGCCACTGCTTGTCCTCGAGCATGGCCACCTGGATCCCGCGGGAGCCGGCGGCATGGTTGGTGTCCACGGCGGACTTGAGCACAGACCAGGACAGGGCCACGCCGGTGCTGCCGACCTGAGCAGTGATGGACGGGAACAGCGCGGCCACCTGAGCCATCAGGCGACGCTGGCCGCCGAGGAACAGGGCCAGAGCCAGGCGCTCCATGTCGATCTGACCGTCGAGAGCGTTGAACAGGCCGTGGACTTCCATCTGGCCGGTCTGACGCGCGGGGGTCAGGGTGTAACTGGTGCCAGACGGGGTGATCTCGTCCGCATCATCGTCCTCGGCTTCCTCGGCCAGTTGGTCGAGGCCCAGGCCGATGACGGGGACCTCGGCGGCAACGGCCTGGAGGAATCCAGACTCATCGCGCCAACCAGCCATCACGGTGGGGTGCATGAGGAACGAGGTGTCGCGGTCGCCGATGGTGAGGACGTACTGCGCGATTGCGGTCGCGGCGAGCATGTCCGAGCCGGGGGATGTGCCAGTCTTCCAGGCCATTTCTGTCTCCAGGTGTTGCGTAGGGTGGTGAGTCTTGCTCTGGCCCTATGCGCACTCTGGAGCGTTTCGGCTCCCTGGGTAGCGAAGCACCCGATGGGCTACAGTGACAGGCTTACATTACCTGTGACAGGCTGTCAACCGCCAGCAAGCTGTTTCTTGTAGCGCTCCATCACGGCGCGGTAGGCCTCTGGGCCTTCCTTTGATGCCGCGATGATGTCAGCTGGGGTCACCTGTCCAGTCTTCGTCGGTGCGCGGTTGCGCTCTGTGCTGACATGGCCGACCTTGTCCGGGGCGCCTGGCGCGGGCAGGTACCCGAGCAGAGTTCTTGGCACGCTCGGGGCGGCCACGTTTTCGGGGTCTGCGAGGTGGGCGTTCTGGGTCTCGACGATCTGGGACCACCATGACGCGGCGTTGTCGGCTTCTCCGCGCTTGTCTTCTGGTAGGGCGCCGAACGCGTCGCCGACTGCTTTGCGCCCCAGGTCCTCGCGGATGCCGAGGTCGGACAACTGCAGGTGCTGCGCGTGCATGCCCTGGAACTGCTCGAGGGCCTGTGTGTGCTGTTCACGCTCTGCCTGCAGCGCGGCTTCGAGGGCTTGCGCGCTGCTCTGGCGGAACTGGTCGTGTTCGCTCTTGACCGTTCCCAGCCCCTCGAGGAGTTCGCGGTTCGCGGTGATCGCTTCGCGGTACTTGCTTGTCAGGTCGCTCACGCGCTTCTTGAGTGCGCTGACGTCGGCACCAGGGTCTCCCTCGGCTTCCATGTCGTCCATGGCGCTTTGCACCTTGGCCGCGAAGGAATCGAAGCGCTGCTCGAGCGCGGTGAAGCGGGCGTCGAATTCGTTGGGCTGTCCGCCCTTGTTGTTGTCAGACATCAGGTCGGAGCTCCTTGTCTGTTGTCGATCATGGTCCGGATCTTGTCGATCTCGGTGCGATAGAGAAGGCCGTAGCCGCTCTCGGGGAAGTCGGTAGTCTGCTCGTCGGGGTCGGCCGCGGTCCCGGTGTTGATGGTCGCGGCGATCATCTCGAGAAGGGCGGAATCGTACTTGCGGCAGATGGGGTAAAGCCGCTCCACCTCGCGCTGAAGGCTTTGGACCATGTGTTGTAGCGGGTCGCCCGGGACGTTCGTGATGTCGGCCGGAACGCTCTGCTCGTCCAGCATCTGGCGATAGGACCGGATCGCCTTGCCCAGCTTCTCCGGGTCGGCGCCTGGCTCCCATTGGTGGAACTGACCAGGCTTCTCCGGATTGTCGTCGTCCCAGACCTTGATCGCGGCTGGGTCGTTGGGCAGGCTCCGGGGCTCGTCGTGGTCCTCCGCCGCAGCGCCTACGAGGTTGAGGCCTCGCACGTTGCGGTCGGGCCAGCTGGCATCGCGGCAGACGTGTAGCCAGAAGCTGTTGAGCACGCCGGCAGTCAGCGTGCCCTGTGTGTCCTCGCTTCCGCTCGAGCGGTCAAAGAGGCTTTCTGGGTAGTGCTTGTGGTAGACCTTGACCGGAATGAACGGGAGGCCGGCACGCCTGCCCTGTGTCCAGCGCCAGGTGTAGTTCTCGCCCTCGCGCGCGGTCTCGCCGTCGAGCACCTTCGCGGTGATGTCCTCGCCGCCATCATAGCTACCGTCCTCGTTCCACTTCGGGCCGCGGAGGATCTTGTAGCTCGGAGACGACGGGTTTCGGGTATCCCAGATGTCCCAACTGTCGGGCTCGTAGCGCCCGTCAACCGTTACTGGCCTGTTCCAGCCAAGCAGGATCGGGGTCCCTGGGTCCTGCGGGTCGCCCTGTCCGCGCATGGCAGAAGCGCGGATCCGCTGCTTGACGAGTTGCCCGTCGGCGTAGTTGACGAAGATTCCGGCGTCGTTCGTGGCGAGCCAGTACCGTTGCGCCATGCCAAGAAGCCAGGACAGGTCCGAAGGCATGGGGGCAGACATGCTGTCGATCTCGATCTGGGCGGCGATGTCCGGATAGATCGTGATCAGGTCGCCCACAAGGCTCGCGTAGTCGATCTTGAGCCCGAAGCCGCTGTTGTCCCCGATGATGCTCGCCATGCTGGGGTCGAGCCCGGTGACGAGAGGGGGCGGCGAGTAGCAGACAGCGCGGGCAACGACCTTGTCGAGCAGCGGGTTTTGCGAGACGTCGGCGATCCCGTTGATTTCCATGCGCTGCTTGCCGAGTTGGCGCTCCATCTCGTTCCACAGCGAATAGACCCACCGACCCTCGAGCATTTCCTCACGGAGCTCGATGTCCTGCAGGTCGGAGCGGACGTAACTGCTCGCGTTCTGGCCTCGGCCCATGGATGCCTCTGGTGCGCGCTACAGAGAGGGCATACCACAGGCTGGCTTGTCTTGTCAATCTGTCAATCGGCCGAGACTATTCGTCAATCTCCCGGACGTTGAGCACCCCGTAATTGTGGGCCCAGACCCCGCGTGGCCTTTCGTCGCTGGCATGGCCGATCACCTGGCCGTGGTCTTCGGTGACAGACATCCAGACCCACTGCGGCCAGCGTCCGGTGTCCTGCTTGAACTTCGGTGCGGCTTCGTCCATAGCGTCAGCGGCGAGGCCGATCAGCTCCTTGGTCATCGCGGCGAGTTCTGGCGCGGGCTTGGGTAGGTCAGGGATCACTACGCGTTTGGTCATGGCTGGTCTCTCATCTTCCTGGCCTCGCGCCATGCTGTGGCGATGGCGAGCGGTCTGCACTTCTCATTGAAACCGAACTCGTGCATCCATGAGAACGAGTCGCCCCAGTCCTTACTCACTCCAGCCGCAAGAGTCATGCTGTGTGGCCAGTCGCTCCAGAAAGCCACGCACTCATCTACAGCCTCCTCCGGCGCCCCGAGGAACAGGGCCAGGCGCGCGACGGCTTCGCGGGCGGTTGGGGGGTGGGTGAGGCCTGGGACGAAGAGCGCCCACGGTTCGCGCCCTGTCTCGGGGTGATCGTCCCACGACTCGTCACGGACCTGCACGCGCCCGCCGTCGAGCACGGCGACCACGAAGTCTCCGTCGTCGGTCTTGCAGCCATCCCATGGCGGGATGCAGGCCGCGATCTCTTGCCAGGTCTGGTCAGGCATTGAGCACCTCCCCGAGTCCCACGGCGCGGAGCAGGGCGAGGCAGCAAACAAGGGCCGGAAAGTCCCCGGTCTCATGCCTTGGTAGGCCCCTGTTGTCATCGAAGTACGCGCACCACTTGGGCTCATCCTCGAGCGCCGTCAGTTCCAGGAGCAACTCACGAGAGCGCGCCCACGGCTCGACATCGCGCATGAAGGCGTCGAGGGAGGTGGTGTAGGGCGGGACCCACACCAGGCTCGTCGGCGCCGTGCACGGCCGGAGCGGAGGAAGCGGGTGCAGACTGTACGGCCGATCCACCTCTGTCGCGGCCCTGTGCGTGCTGGGCCACGGGACCTTGCTTCGTTCGCGGTGGAACAGGACCCACCAGCCTTGATCGCTTTCTGCGTTCACGCGCGCCTCCCACCCCACTACCATCGCCACAGCAGCCCGCACCCTCTCCCCCTCCGGCAGCTGCGCGACGAGGCGGAGGATTTCGGCCTTGCGTTCATCGGTGAGCATCAGAACCTCACAGTGCAGGACTTCATCAGCCCGCAGCAGACCAGGCCCTCGACCCGCTGGCCGTTGCTGTTCGTGGCCGTGAACTCGGTGTGGAACGCATCGGACTGGCCGCAGCCGAAGTAGCGATAGCTGCCGGGCTCGATGTCGGTGAAACCTTGGGCCTCGAGCGTGGACACCGTGCGATCCGGGTCGGTGCAGGACGGCATGACGAGGCCGACGACGACCATGCTGCCGATGACGAGCAGGAGGGCCCAAAAGAACTCGCTATCCATCATCCCTCCACCGAAAGACTTAGGCCGTCGGCGGTGCAGGGCTCAAGCCTGACAGAATACGAGCGCGGATCGGTGTCGTGAGCCGCCACCACCACGGAACAGTGCCCGTGCATCCCGTCATCGATAGCCGACTCCACGGCCCTATTCACAGCATCGACGACACCGGGATCCCGAAAACCAAAGGCGTGCTCGCTGACCTGGAATGACAAGCCGCTGTCGTGGGTGATCGTGTGGTAGTCGCCGAGCAAATCTGGGCGAGAGGTGAAGCTCGGCATGACCTCAAAGATGTAGCGCGGAGCGTCCACGGGTTCGGAGGCCTGGCCTGCCGAAGCCAGCAACAGGTCCCTCGCCCACGTCGCCGTCCCCCACGAGACGGAGCCGCGGGGGCGTTGGCGCTCGGCTTCGGCGTCGAGCTTGATGCGCTCGTCGGTGGTGAGCGGGATGCGGAGGGTGTTGGTGCGGGCGGGCATCTACTTGGCCTCCCAGCGCAGCACGGCTTCTTCGCCGTACCACCCATTCGACTCTCCGAACCAGCGGATCTGCATGTCACCGCCAGTGGTCCTGATCTCGTAGAAGGTCCATGTGTAGGAGTCGTCGAGGTAGTCGCGCTCGGCGGGCGGGTCGTCGCTGTTGCTGCGGGCCTCGAATACGACGACCGTCTGACCGATGAGGCTTGCGGCGTCGCCGGTGAAGTCCTCGACCTCGACCGTTTCGCAGCAGTCCGGCTCGTGGAGCATTCGCATCGTCCCGCGATCCGTCTCGAAGACCACTTCCTCGCTGCCCTTCTTGAGCCCAGTGATCGACAGGATCTTCGCGCCGATGATGTGCTGGCACTGGTTCTCCCAGTAGTAGTCGCTCATGATGCTTCCTCCTCTTGTCTGCATCATGGCTATTGTATGGGCAGGCTATGGCGCTGTCAAACCCTACCGCTTCTCCCTCGTCATATCCACCACGATGTAGCGCAGGGCATCGATCCCGTCCTTGTGCGGGTCCGCTCTGTCTCCGCGCCACTCCAGCAAATCCTCGTGCAGGTGAACGCACGCAGGGCTGAACTCGATCATGTAGGGATCCGCGACCATGAGCCGGTGCAAGATCTCGCAGCCGTCCCAGATGCTACCGTCGTACTTGCGCGGCACGTACATGCTCGACAGGGGCTTGGGCAGTTTCCGGCGCCAGGTGCGGGTCTTCTTCGGGTCCACGCTGCGGAGCCTGCTGAATGCCTGCATCAGGCGTAGGTTCGACTTCTTGCCGCCGTACTTGTCGCCGTGGTGGGCGCGGTCTCCGACCCAGTGATCGACATCCTCGAGGCGCAGGCCGTGGCGCTCAATCATGGACATGATTCCGCGAGCGTCGTCGTCCGTCTCTGTCCTGCCGTCAGCCTTGTACTCGTCCAAGACCCAGACCTTGCTCTTGCCCTTGACGATTGCGGTCGCGATCATGACGGCACGCTGGGCGCCGGGCTTGCTGCCGTGGTCGATGCCGATTCCGACGCGGGCGTTGAGTTCGGCCAGGCGCCCGAGGTCGGGCTGGTTGTGGAGGTGGGATCCGTAGGCGTCGAAGAACCTCGCGGCGGTCTCCGGAACCCTCGATCGGCCCATTCGGCAGTCTCTGACCTGGGCTGGGCAACCGCGCTCGAAGCGGTCGATCTCCTCCTGGGTCATCCATGGAATCTCTGCGAGGCCTCCGCGTGGGGTAACGGCATCGAGGGTGAGTGGAACCTGAATCTCTCCGGCGAACGTGGCTTTCGGATCGTCTACAAGGTCCCACAAATACTCGAGCTTGTGCGCGGTGCCGAGGGTTGGAGTGAACCCCATCCGCAGCTGGCCGTTACGACCGAGCAGGCGGGGCCACAGCTCAGCGAAGATCTGGTGTGGGAACGGCTCGTCTGCGATCACGTAGTGGTAGCGAGGGCCGGCAAGGCGTTGCGCTCCAGCGCTGAACGTGCCCATGCGCAGAACAGAACCCTTGCCTGGGCCGTCGATCACGTCGTAGATCGGCATTCGCTGGCCGGCTAACTGGCCGTCCTGGAAGTGGACCTTCTCGCGGAACCATCGCTTATCAACCGAGTCCCAGAAGTATTTGATAGTCGAACCGAGCTGTTGCCATGTCTCGCCGAACAGCCCGACGCTGACGGGGCCATCTGCTACCGGGTTGGCAAGGGTTCCCTCGATGGCGCGACGAGCGTATTCGGCGAGCACGACCGATTTCCCGGCGCCGTTGCAGCCCCAGAGCACGAGCAGGGTGCGCGGGTCGTTCAGGAACGCAGACTGTGGGTTGGTCCAGCGCCGGAACGTTCCGGACCTGTGCCAGTGCCGCCTTGCGATCGCTGACGAGTGCTCGCGGGGGTCGAGGAGCACGCTCTACCCAGTCTGCCTGTACCGAAGCTGCGCGAATCCGCCTTCCATGACGATCACCGCACCGTGCTGCCTGGCCCATGCTTGGACATACGGCTCGAGCTCAGGCGCCTCGAGTTGATTCGCTACGCCTGCGTGGTAGTCGATCCATTCCTCTGGGGTCATGTCGGCTGCGTCGAGTTTGTCCCTGTCCTCAGCCATCTGTTCGGCCTGTCGTAGCTTTTCCGCATCGAGCTCGCCGCGCAATGACTGCAGTTGGCGATGTAGCGCAGCCACCGCAGAGTGAGATCCGTCATTTTTCGCGTCCCTGAGGCTGCTCTTGACAGAGCGCATTTCCGCGTAGAGCCAGTCAATGCGGGCTTGCGTGACTTTCGTCGGCGTGGTGTCCTGTCGCTTTCCCATATTACGAATCCGTTAGAAATATGGCGTTTGGGACGGGGTTATGATCCGACCACACATTGG